CCAGGTCGACGACCGCAGCAGCATCCTCAAGGCGCTGGAGATGGCGAATGCGCGCGTAGACCAAATCGCGATAGAGGGCATCGCCATCCACAATGCAGAGCCCTAAATACACCGCCGACGACGAGATGACGCTCATGGCGCAGCTATGGTCGACGCGCATCAAGAACGACCCGCTCGCGTTCGTGATGTTCGCCTTCCCGTGGGGCCAGAAGGGCACGCCGCTGGCCAACTTCTCCGGCCCGCGCCGGTGGCAGCGCAAGGTGCTGGAGGAACTGACAGCGCACATCCAGACGAACGCGCCGCTGACCGACTTCGAGATGTTCCGCAAAGTCGTCTCCTCGGGACGCGGCATCGGCAAGTCCGCCCTCGTCTCCTGGCTCGTGCTGTGGATGCTGACGACCCGGATCGGGTCGACCACCATCGTCTCGGCCAACACCGAGGCGCAGCTCACCACCAAAACGTGGCCGGAAGTGACCAAATGGGCCTCCATGGCCGTCAACCGGCACTGGTTCGAGCCTATCGCCACGCGGATCACCATGGCGAAATGGCTCACCGAGCGCGTCGAGACCGACCTCAAGCGGGATACGCGGCTGTGGGCGGCCCACGCGCAGCTATGGTCGGCTGAGAACCCCGACGCCTACGCAGGCACGCACAACTACGACGGCGTCATGGTCATCTTCGACGAGGCGAGCGGCATCCCCGACGCTATCTGGTCGGTCACGGACGGGTTTTTCACCGAGAACACGCCGGATCGCTTCTGGTTCGCCTTTTCCAACCCCCGGCGCAACACCGGCTACTTCTACGAGGCGTTCCACGCCCGGCGCGACTTCTGGCGCACCGAGTTCGTGGACGCGCGCACCGTCGAGGGCACCGACCAGAAGGTCTACGAGCGGATCATCGACGAATACGGGGCTGACAGCCCCCAGGCGCACGTCGAGGTGTACGGGGCCTTCCCGTCCGAGGGCGACGACCAGTTTATCTCGTCCACGCTGGTCGACGACGCCATGGAGCGGTCTCCAGCCAAGGATATGGGCGCGCCGATCGTGATCGGGGTAGATCCGGCCCGGTTCGGGGCCGACGCCACCGTCATCGCCGTGCGCAGGGGCCGCGAGATCATCTCGATCAAGCGGTATCGGGGCGCGGACACCATGGAGGTCGTCGGCCACGTCGTGCTGGCGATCGAGGAGCACAAGCCGGTGCTGGTCGTCATCGACGAGGGCGGCGTCGGCGGCGGGGTCGTCGACCGGCTCAAGGAGCAACGCTACAAGGAGGTGCGGGGCGTCAACTTCGGCAATCGGTCCCGACAGCCGCTCATGTGGGGCAACAAGCGGGCCGAGATGTGGGGGGCCATGCGCGACTGGCTCAAGACGGCGTCCCTGCCTTCCGACCGGCTGCTCAAGAGCGACCTGATCTCGCCGCTGGTCAAGCCGGACAGTAAGGGGGCGATGTTCCTGGAGAGCAAGAAGGACATGAAGGCGCGCGGGCTCCAGAGCCCCGACGCCGCCGACGCGATCTGCGTCACCTTCGCCTTCCCCGTCGCCAGCACGCGGCGCGTGGACAAGTCCGCGGTACGCGGATACCATACGACGCAATCCTCGTGGATGGGTTCATGACCGACGAAGACGACATCCTCCCGACCATGCGATCCCGCATGACCACGGCCATCGCCGCGTACGGGAACAGTCGCGACGCGGAGCTGGACGACCTGCGCTTCATGGCCGGGTCGTCGGACAACAACTTCCAATGGCCCACAGACGTGTTCACGGCGCGCTCGACAGGCGGGTCGCTGGCCACCAGGCCCTGCCTGACCATCAACAAGCTGCCGCAGCACGTCCGTCAGGTGACGAACGAGCAGCGCCAGAACCGGCCCACCGGCAAGGTGATCCCGTCCGACGACAACGCCGACGTCGAGGTGGCGGAGATCTTCAACGGCATGATGCGGCATATCGAGTATATCTCGGACGCCGACGTCGCCTACGACACCGCCTGCGAGAACCAGGTGACGTTCGGGGAGGGGTATATCCGGCTCCTGACCGAGTACTGCGACGACGACACCTTCGACCAGGACCTGCGCATCGGGCGCATCCGTAACTCGTTCAGCGTCTACATGGACCCGATGATCCAGGACCCCACCGGCGCGGACGCCGCGTGGTGCTTCATCACGCAGGACATCGCCAAGGCCGAGTACGAGCGGCTGTGGCCCAAGGCCGGCACCATCTCGTCCATACAGGAGCAGGGCGTCGGCGACCCGTCCCTGAGCAACTGGCTCAACGACGAGACCGTGCGCATCGCCGAGTATTTCCGTGTCGAGCACGACCCGGCCACGCTCAACCTGTACCCCGACGGGCTGACGGCGTTCGAGGGCACGAACGAAGACAAGACCCTCAAACTGGTGTTCGGCAAGCCCGTGCGCACCCGCCAGGCCGACCGCAAGGTCATCAAATGGGTCAAGACCAACGGCTACGAGGTGCTGGAGGAGAACGTCTGGCCCGGTAAGTGGATACCTGTCGTGCGCGTGGTGGGCAACGAGTTCGAGATCGACGGCGAGATGCTCGTCTCGGGCCTCGTGCGCAACGCCAAGGACGCGCAGCGGCTCTACAACTACTGGACCTCGCAAGAGGCCGAGATGCTGGCGCTGGCCCCCAAGGCCCCGTTCATCGGCTACGGCGGGCAGTTCGAGGGCTACGAGCACCAGTGGAAGACGGCCAACACGAACAACTGGCCCTACCTGGAGGTCAACGCCGACGCGACCGACGGGCTGGGCAACCCCCTGCCGCTGCCGCAGCGGTCGCCCCCGCCGATGGCGCAGACCGGGCTGATCGCGGCCAAGATGGGCGCGTCGGACGACATCAAGTCGACCACGGGCCAGTACGACTCCAGCCTCGGGGCCACGTCCAACGAGCGGTCGGGCAAGGCTATCCTCGCGCGCCAGCAGCAGGGCGACACCGGCACCTACCACTACGTCGACAACCTCGCCCGGGCGATTAGGAACATCACGCGCCAGTGCATCGACCTGATCCCGAAGATCTACGACACGGCGCGGGTGACGCGCATCGTCGGGCTGGACGGCGAGGTCAGCATGGCCCGCCTCGACCCGTCCCAGCCCGAGCCCGTCCGCAAGATCGAGGACGAGCAGGGCAACGTCGTCGAGAAAATCTATAATCTCGGCGTCGGTAAGTACGACGTCGTCGCCACGACAGGCCCGGGCTACATGACCAAGCGGCAGGAGGCCATGGAGGGCATGTCCATGGTGCTGCAAGGCAACCCGGAACTGTGGGCCGTGGCCGGCGACCTGTTCGTCAAGAACATGGACTGGCCGGGAGCGCAGGAGATGGCGGCGCGGCTGCGCAAGTCGATCGACCCGAAGCTGCTGGAGGACAACGACAAGCCCCCGGAGCTACAGGCCGCCGAGAAGCAGATCGAGGAGATGGGGGGTATGTTGCAGGAGATGCAGCAGGCGCTCCAGAACGTCGAGCAGTCCGTCGAGGCGCAGACGCTGCGCACCAAGCAGTTCGAGGCTCAGATCAAGGCTTACGACGCCGAAACCAAGCGAATGTCGGCGTTGGAGGGGGGCATGACACCGGAGCAAATGCAGGATACCATCGCCGGCACCATCGACGCGGCCATGCAAACGGGCGACCTCGCCCCGCAGTCCCTGTCACCACCGCAACCGTGAGGACATCATGGGCCTGAAATCGACTACCACCTGCCTTGGCTACCAGCAGATCACCGATCTGTCGGCCTCTGTGGGCCTGACGATCCCTACGCTGAACGGCCAAAGGCCGACCCTGGCGCTTATCGCCCCTGGCGTACAGGCCGTGCGCTGGCGTGACGACGGCGTGGCCCCGACCGCCACCGTCGGGATGCCGTTGGCGGTCGGCGCGAGCCTGTCCTACGACGGCGACCTCGCCCGCATCCGGTTCTTCGAGACCACCGCAAGCGCGGTGTTGAATATCAGTTACTACGCATGATCCGCATCCGATCCCTGTTTGGAGGCGAGACGCTCATCAAGCGCGTCCTCGACTACTACGACGCAGGTATCGGACCCGCTATGCTCACCAACGGAGTGGTCGGCACGCCCGCTCCCCCGCCCCCCAGCAGCCCCCTTGCAGATCGTTTTGGCGCGAACATTCTTGACCGCGCCGGCAGCACACTGGATACGAGATAGCCATGGCCGATATTTTCAACTTCACCGACACATGGGGTTCGGCCCCGACCACGTTCTACGGCATCAAGCTGGACGTGACGAACACGGCGTCCGCCGCCGCGTCGCGCGTCATCGACATGCAGGTCGGCGGCGTCAGCCAGTTCGCCGTCAACGCCACAGGCCAAATCTCGGTCCCCCTTGGCTCCGCCGCTGCCCCGGC